CCTCTATTTATTTGTTTGNCTGTATAATCGCAAAAACCAAACCTACACATAGCCAAAACCAAAGCTGCACTTTTTTAACTTTTTTCGCAAACACACTACTGTAATATCCACCACAATTATATATCAATTAAACGGCTTTTAAATCATCTTTAAAAGCCGTTTTTATTTACATTTGCAACGCCAACCATTCATCGTAACGTCCGAAAACGGCTTTGTTTGCCCATTATAGGTACAGCCCGGACGCAAGGCAGCTTTCGGGCTGCTTCTGTTATGATGAATGGTTGGCGCCTTTATCTGTCCGGGCTTTTTTTTTAACTTATCGGATAGTTTGCCGTTAATACTTCAACTTTCTTTTTCATATACCCGCTGCGGTTATTTACTGTTACATTTTGCTCAACCGACCATATATGCCAGCCATGTTGCTTTGCATACTTCATCAGCAAGTCAGACGGATAGGAAGACAAAAGAAACTTCCCTGCAATTTTACTCAGTGTGATCAGCAGATTTTCAAAGTCTTGTGCGGTGTAGCCGTTATAGTGTCCGCAGTCGCTGTTGAAATAGGGCGGATCGCAGTAAAAGAAGCTATTTAAGCCATCCCTGCTTCGGATGACATACAAGGCATCGGCGCATTCCAGTTGAACGTTTTGCAGCCTTATCGCGAGGCCTTCCGTAAAGCTGTCGCGTTTATTGATGATCTTCTTTGTGGTGGTATTTTTAGACTTATCATATCCGAATGAGCCGTCCAACTGCGAACAAAAGCTTTGACTGCTCAGCAGCCAGACCGCCCAGGCGCGTTTGATGTCGCTGAACATATCCGGGTTATTGTAGATCACTGAAGCTTTGCGGTGCAGATCGCGACTGTGGAGGGTTATTCTGACCTCCTTCTCAAGGCACACAAAGTCGTTTTACACTACTTTGTAAAAGTTCATCAGCTCTTTATTGGTATCGTTTAAAACCTCAACCGGCGATGGCTCTTTTGCAAAGAAGATTGCGCCACCTCCGATGAAAGGCTCACTGTAGAGCGTATGCTCAGGTATCAAAGAACAAATTTTTGTTGCTAATTTTTGTTTACCGCCGTAATAGCTCACCGGCGTTTTCATTTTCACGTTAGACATTTTTAATAATTAGAGGTGTATATCGCTTTGTTTACCCCTAATAAGGTTGTCTTTCTACGAAATAAATATTTCGTATTCCTTTTTTCTCCGGTTAACCAGATCGTCAATTACCCTTCCGTCGGCTTTATCCCATAATAAAAATGCTGCCTGGAGACGCTCATCAGTAATATTTTGATTGACAAGCCTTAGTACGGACGATCCTTTAAATCCTCCCGTTCCTACGTTATAACAGAACGAAAATAGGGCATTGAACTGGTTTTGATTAAGTATCGGCACTGTCCAAAAGTGAACAGGATTCGAGTAAACTGTACCGATATTTGTAAATAGCTCATTAGCCCGTTCCTGTGTTATTGCCGGGTCATCCATCGTTACTTTAACGCCATTTTCATAATAAGTACATCCGATACCGATAGTCGGTATTCCGACCTGATCACGATAAGGATGCAAAATACATCCCTCAAAGGCGATCATCATTGCGATGCCTGCGGCATCTAATTTTGTAATTGCCATCTCTTATTCGTTTGGTGTTATTGTGGCGCCTTTTGTGAAGAAATTCTTGTTCAGATAAGATAAGCCTGCCGCCAGCGCAGAAATACCCACTACGCTCCAGTTAATCACAATATGCCCGGTTGACAAGCCCGATTCAACCACAGTGTAAATACCCGATATAACAGCACCCCCGGCTGCTACTACCACACCTTTGCCTGTGTCAAACAGGTCGAGGCTCATTTGTTTTGATGTTTCCATTTTTAGTTTTTATTATTAATTATCTTTTTTTCTTATTTTTAAGTTTACAGATGTTGGAAAACCGCACCACTGTTCCGATCTCATGGCCGTTTTCCGCAAGCGCTTTCCGTAATTCGGGGTTATCCCAGTCCTGCTGTGTGACGGGCCTTTCGAGATAGTTTTTTTTAAAGGGGTCAGTTATTGGCTTCATATTTTAATTAATATCCTTCTAAAACGATAAACCCGGTTTGGGTCGTTCCTGAAACAGTGACTGAAGTTGTGTTTATCGTAGTACTGATTGCAGCGCCGGTTGTTACCTGCGGAACATAGGTAAATGCAATAGGAAATGTGTAGGATGCTGTCCCGTTGAGCGCCGAGCAGTAAATAATTACTTTTTTTCGATACGTATCCTGGTCCGGCATATTAAATGATGCAGTCCCACTGGTGCTGCCGCTCACTATAGTAGGCGCAACATTGCCTAACTGCACTATCCACGCTATATTACCGCTTCCATTTACCTTTAAAATTGAATTATTTGCCCCGAGAGCTAATCTTGTCGCAGAGCCGCTTGTTCCCCCTATAATTAAATCCTGATTTGTCGTCATTGGATTCGCAAATCCCACAGCATTTAAGGTTGATCCGGAAAAACTTAAGCCAGTCCCTGGTGTTATTTCTGCAACAGCAGTTCCGGCTCCGCTTCCTAACAAACGATTGGTAGTAACTGCCTGTATTTTTGCATAGGTCACAGCATTATTAGATATATCCCCGGTTGCAACCGCTGAAAAAGCGGGCCCAGATGTTCCATTTCCATGTAAAATAGTGTTGGCAGGCCCCTGCGCAGTCTGGGTAAGCAGTCCTGAACTATTCGATGAATACAATATACCACCGACTGTTGTATATTGAGATGCATTCAACGTACCGTTACCATTCACAAACAAAACATTCCGGCTCGGTAAGGTGTAAGCTCCGTTAAAGGTATTAGTCCACGCGTCCGTTGTCATTAACGTATTATTTGTTATACCTGCAACTGTACGGGTTTCGCCGTTTGCCGTGATCGTCTGTCCTACCGCAAAAGTTGTGGTAAATGTAGTCCCCGTACCTGTCACGGTGCCAACCGTGGAAGTAACGCTAATAGTGCCCGTACCTGTTGATGATTGCGAAAATTGCGCCAGTGCTGTAGGGCTGGACATTCCAAATCCGCTTTGACCGCCAAAGTAATTTTTATCGCTCAACCCGCTCTGATAAAAAGCGTAAGCATTGGTTATTAGCGATGTTTTTTGAGAAGCGATATTAACGCCGTAAATAGTTCCAATCGTCCCGCCTCCTGTGGTTGTAGGGGTATTTATATTTATGTGAGAAAACGTTCCTGTTATTCCACCTGTCGACGCAACGCTTAGGGAATAATTAGAGTTGTAGCCCGTACTGGTATTGCCAGCTCCGTTTAAAATGAATGTATGTTGGTCGTTGGTCTGAACAGCAACCGACCCTCCTGTCATTGAGTTATTCGACGTAAAAAGCTGGTTAGTTCCGTTTGCGATATTATTACCACCACCCCAAATAGACTGTTGTATTCCAACTGTGTACCCCGTAGTACCTCCCGGGTCGCCGGTAATTGTTGGGTAAATGTCATTAAGGTATTGACTACCGCCAGCCGCTGCCGTAAGTGCCGTATTCATAGCAATTCCGCCGGTCGTATTTATTTGCCCGGTCGGAGTGATAAACGCTACCGCAAAACCTAAACTATTATTAAGGCTTAAAAAATTGCCGGCAGATGTTGCTGAATTTAATTTTACACTAATACCGACTGCGTTATCAGCCTGTAAATTACCCGTGTAACTTCCGTTAGCACCTAATGAGTGAATTGGATAAGCCGAAGGCGTTAAGGTTTGAAAGAAGGCGGCGCTTTGTGTTGTTGAGTTGGCTGTTATTGTCATACCCAACTGCGCATCAGTTCCGGTAACAGCGGTAATTGCTGGGCTTGCTGCGGTGTTTACGCCGATCACATTTAAGGTATTTGTATTGACTTTCTGAAAGAATGGTGTGCTGAACGTCCCTAAACTTTGGTCAAAATAAAGATCACCGGCAAATTCAACTCTGTGAGTTGATGAAGATGCGGTGAAGCTGTAATTTGCATAAATGTAATTTCCTAATACGGTACCACCTGTTGTGTTATAGTGTAACCCGTCACCGCTATCCCATATTGGGTTTAAATTTTGGTGGTTGGAGGGGTCTTGTAATACCGTTGATGCATCTATAGCTGTATAAGTGCCTGTGATCGTATGCCCGGTAATAGCAGTATTTACAGTTGTCCTTATGGCTTCAAATGCACTTGTCCAGTTTACGTTATTTCCGAAAGGCGAAATGGTGTTAACTATAAGTGGTATGCCATAGGCATTTGCAGAGGTTACAACAGATTGGATATTAGCAATGATCTGCGCCGCCGTTGACCCTTGTATTATATCATTTACGCCGCCCCAAAAAATTACATATTCACCCCTTCCGTTAGTAACCTCACCAAACCGGGAAACCATGTAATTAGTCTTTCCACCAGAAATTCCAAGGTTTATTATCGTAAAAACATTGCTTAAATCAGATGTCAGCGTACTTTGATAATACCCCCGCTGCGTTATGCTATCCCCAATGGTGTAAATCACATGGTCTTTTTTTACCGTTAGCGGGCCGCTTCCGGTATAGTAAGGCACGCCGTTTAAATTTATTAATGCCGTTGCCGGATTGCTTACGTCCGAAAGATTGTTTGCTTTTAAAACGACAGTTGAACTGAGAGGATAACTTGCAAGCGCGCTCGTTATATCAGACTTCAACGCGAATTGGCCGCCTAAACTATTTCGCAGTGTATCGCCAAAAATCTGTATGCCATTTCCGAACGCACCGTAAATTTGTAACGCAGGGCTTCCCGTATAGCCGCCCTCATTATTATGCATTATAAAGTAGTCGTTGCCGGATGCATAAGCACTTTTGATGCGGTAATTATTCCCGGTGGCAAGAATAGGACTTGTATTAAATGTCCACGGACCGCTGATCCCGTTTGTTCCCGATATTGAATTATTTCCCGATAATGTAAAGAAGGTAGCTAAGGCCTGCGCCTTCGTTTGATAGGTGCCTAACTTTTGGTTTGTAGCGAAACCCGCCGATGAAGTGTCAGTATTGGCTGTGGTGATTGCAAGGTTTCCGCTTCCTAACAGAGAAGTAGAATTAACCGTTTTTATCGTGCCGCTCACTAAAGTTGCCTGTTTGCTATTTAACTGCGCTTGGATGGAACTCGTTGGGTCATAATAACCCTTGGTTATACCATTTACGGTATTAACTATTGGATTGGGAAGCGTGCCTGTTAAATCTCCTCCTACTGATAATCCAGTGTGGATATAACCGCTTAAAGCGGCTGCTACATACGCCGCCTGTTGTTTCTTGCTTACGTACTCATCCCAACTTGCCGACTGGCAGTTGTACACGCAAAGTGTAGTATCGCCACTGGTGATCTTGTAGAATAATGCCCCGCACTTCGAAGTATCTGCTATCCATGCAGGGAAGAAAGGTGTCGGTCCCGAGGGAATTGTCAGCGACTTAAGCGCCTTAACGCTCCAATCGCTCAATACCTGACCGACCCGCGTCCTCGGGTAATCAGCTTTCTCCTGGGCAATAGCCACTATGGCCAGGAGGCTTAGGGTTAAAATTAAAATTGCTTTTTTCATTGTATTTTATTTGTTCTTTAAATGCTTTTTAAACGCCGATAAATTCTATCCATATCCCAATCAGGTAAGGGTTCATAATACTGAATGACGCTGCCGCCGGAACGCCTGTTATAGGATCAGGCGTCCCTCCGGTTGATCCGATGGAATTCACGCGCCCCTGTGAGTTAACGTCACCACCTTCGGTCGACCGAACGGGGTCAGCGCCATCGTTGCCGCTCTGCCTTGAATCGGAAGTTTGCAGGGTATGAATATGCGGTGGTATTTCGCCGATAACGATAGTGTGGCTCTTTGAGCCGCCCGGTGTCAAAATCGGCCTGCTTAAGCCGTCAGGGTTTGTAACCGCATCATAAATATCAGCCGGTTTTTGCGCTATCGGCAAATAGCCCCGCATCGCCACGCACTCCCGCCATCCTGCCGGTATGGTGTCTGCTGTGCCAATCCACCATACTTTGCCGCCATTAGCCCCGTAGGCTGTTGTAGCAAATGGCGCGATCATTTGCTGGATCAATAATATTTGAGCCTCCAGCGCGGTGTAAAGTTCCGAGGCCGATTCACTCACCACGCCATCGGCATAGACGGTGATATGGCTGCTATCCTGCAACTGAAACCCTGTAATCGTAAAACTTCCTGCAACAGGGTTATAAGTGATCTGGTCGTCGTCAAACTCCACCTGCATTTGTGTGGTGGTCACTACATAATCGCTTTTACCAAGCAACCTTACATCGGTAACCACCACATTGCCGCCAGCGCCATTATAAGAGGCCGAATTATTCCGGACTTTAAATGGTGATCCCAACGCAACAGGCGCAGGCCCTCCGCCTCCGGGACCGAAAGGCAACTCCGCTATATCAACATATACTGTTTTACTCAACACATTATCCCAGGCGGCCAGCTTGTCGCCGTCGGCGGCAACGCGCCCTAATGGGGGCAGTTGAGGTATCTTTAAATTTCCCATTATAACGAGTTAATAAGTTTAATGATCACCGGCTGCGGGATTACCTTATCAGCCAGGTCAATGGTGTATAAAAATGGATTCCTTAAATTGCGGGTATAATTCACCAGGCGTATCTGCCGGTCAATGTTTGACTCTGCGCTGATCAGCCTGTAGGTAAAGCCAAGCTGCAAAGCCACATTATTCGCTTTAAAATAAAACGGATTGCATTCAGTTGTAAATGTCATTTTTGCCGGGCCGTAGTTGTCGAGATAAAAATGGGCTGCTTTGGCAAGCTGCGCCTCGGCATCTTCGGTATAGCTTAAAGGCATCGTAATATTTGTGATCACATAGGTATCGCCAATGGCAGGCTTCAACAGATCAGACGGAATGATCAGCGTTTGATCGCTGGTATTGGAATTAATGGTAAACGTTTTGGTGAGCCAGTTAAAATCCGCTATTTGAAAAGTATAGCCACCCAACTGACCGGTGTTAAAGGTTACCTGGGCGGTCGTCCCCAATATCAGGTAATCCGTTACGTTAAAATCAATATCGGCATCGGTAAAAATAAATTCCGAGGTTACCCCGGTCACAAATCCGGTTCGCTGCGGGTATATCTCCGGCAAAAGCTGCTGCCCGTCAAAAAACACCGTGTTTTCAAATACGCCGAGCGTATCAACATTGTTTTCTATATACAGCCCCGCCGCCATCCGCAGGTATTTTGCACCGCCTCTGTAATTGGCGCCAATGTTTTTATTACTCCCATAAGCATACAGGCGGGTAAACATATTCATGGTGCCGCTCGTGCTTTGGTTAGCCCGGTTCAGGCTGTATAATGCCTGCCCTTTGCCGTATTCAAGCGTAACACCGCTCGGCGGCTGCTTAACGGTAAGGCTGATCTTTTTGCCTTCAAAAATATACTCGGTTAAAAAGTTTTGTGCCAGGGTGCTCAGCACCTGCATGCAGTTTTGCGATTGAAACGTAATATTTTGATAGGGTGCGTCATCCACGGCACCGAGTGTCCATCCTGCGCCGGGATAAAGCCGGTTAAGGTTATAGATCACCAGGTTCATAAAATCAATGGGCTTGCCTAAAATGGTGAATTGCCCGTCGGTAAAATGATTGGATGAATTTAAAAATAGGTAGGCGCATTTGGTCAAATCGTACTGATCCCCCTCCAGCGTAACAGTATAATCAAAATTGCGGGACCCCGATTTCTTAAAGGCAACCGGCGCATTGATCTGGTAGTTGTTGCCATAAATAGTGCAGTAATCGCCAATGCCAAAAAGAATGGCCTCGGCGACCGAAAAGGTAAGCGTAACAATATCGCCGCGCATGATCCCTACCGACTGCTGGCTCTTGTCATCCGGGTCAACAACTGCCCGTATGTCTAAAGTTCCTTTTTTATATATCGTAATCAACTGGCTCATTTCATTTAGTCACTGGTCATTAGTCATCAGTCATTTTAAGCCCTCTCCTTTGGAGAGGGTTGGGTGAGGCTTAACAAATAATAAAATTGGCGTTCTCATCCACCAGGTAAACAGGTTCCATGTTATCCGCCGGGTCCCGCTCCCCGAATACCAGGTCGAACTTCACACCAACCTTTGTGGTATTATTGATCTTACTCAGCTTGGTTAAATTCGCCTGACTCTTGTAATAAATCTGGTAGGTTTGCCCCAACTCCTCCAGGTAGAGCGCATGGGTATCAAGGCCGCTCAACTCGGTAAACAGGCCATTGTATTTCGACATAAAGTCATCCCTGCTATCGGCAATCACCGCACAGCTCAGCGTAAACTCCCTGGCGCTAAAATTCGGATTAGCCAAATCAATGTCCAGCCCCGTTTCTTCCGGCCAGTCATGGTTAACACTCGCCTTTCTCGCAGGCAAAGCCAAAAACTGAACCGTGCCGTTACTGATCACCAACCCGTAAAGCCCTTTTAAATCATGTCCGTTTAGTGTGTTCATTGGTTCAATAGTTCATTAGTTCATTTGTGCCTGTCTTTCGGACTTTCGGACTTCCTGACTTTCGGACTTCCTTACACTTTCCCCGCCGCCCTTAGCACATTAGTCAAGCTGCTGCTGCTCGTATTGCCGTCAATATTTTTTAGTGATGACACCATCGTATCGCTGTTGTTAGCGCTGCGCAATGTATTTGCTGCTATCTGCATTTGTATTAGCGTTTGGCTCCGCATTTCGCTCAACTGGTCACCCATGGTTTTGCTATTAGCGGTCAATATATCATTGGTAAGCAAATTGGTAAGCCGGAGGCCATTGATAGCGCCCTCAAGTGCATTCGCTTCATTAGCTGTCATGCCTCCGACCTGCCCGGTAAGCGTAGTGCTCGAAACCCCTGTTGAAGTGGAAGACGTAGGTCCCAAAATATTTATGCCTGCCGCCGCTGCTGCCTGCTGCGCCGCTGTTAACTCCGAGTTAAATGTCTGCACCAACGGCCCGGCCGTTTTAAAGAAATCCACAAAGTCGGCGGTAATTGCCGCTTGCCCGCCCCCTGCCAAAACAGTCGCCTTAAGCTCGTTATTCAATGTATTAAACTTATCCCCGAAAATATTCTCAAACAAAAATTGCTGCACAATATTGCCGATCACATCACTAACCGCTTTGCCGAAGGCATCCGCGGCGCTGGTCCCGTTTTCAAAAGCAGTTACCAGTGCATTGTCAAGGCTTGTGCCCAGGTTCCCGGCAAGTGTAGTTAATGCTTGTGTTATCTGGTCAATCGCTGCCGTCTGCGTATTATAATAGTTAATGGCATTTTGAAGCAAAACCTTTGTCGCATCTGTTACCTTATTGGTAGCGATCAACTGTTGAGCCATGGTCGCATTGAATTTGCCCGACTGATCAATTAATTGAGGGAATGTCTGCAAAAGGGGCGCGAGAACGTTTACTGTCTTTTTCTGGGCAAATATTCCTATTAACGCACCCGCTGCTGCTCCCACTGCGGCGCCTATCCAGCCGCCAACCTCAGCGCCTATTATTGCGCCTGCACCGGCATCCTCTAAAACCGCGGTACCATTAACCACCTTTTTGGTGCCTACAATAGCCTGCCCTTTTGCCAGCGCCGCCTCAGCTCCCTGCAAAGCTGTAGTAGCCTGATTATAGGCCTTTGCAGCATCAGCAAATTGCTCTGAATAATTTGCGATGAACAAATTGCCATCCGTTTTATACTGGATAAGCTGCTGCTGTATCAGCGCATCATTATAAGCGTTTTGAAACGCGATAACAGAGTTATAATAATCTAAGGCGGCCTGTTTATTGGCCGCGTACGCTGACGTAATGCCGCTTATAATAGTTTCAAGGCTCGACGCCGCCGTAGTGGCGAGGCCTATATAATCCCCGGTAGTGTTTAATCCATTGTCCTTGTCAGATTGTAGCTGCGCCATTTGCTTCATCACGCCTGCCAAACCTGTGGCCATTTGTCCCAACCCGGAGATAAACGACCCCACGCCACTGTTTATGTCAGTGAACCCTTTACCTATTTTACTTAAGGATGCTCCCACATCACCAATGATGGCAGCGTTTTTATCTGCAATCGCCTGTTGAAGTTTTGCAAGCGCATCAATTACTTTCTGATAAGCCTCCGCAGTCATCGCCCCCGAAATAAATTCAGCTTTGGCCTGGGCCTCAGCATCGGCGATCATTGATAATGCGCTGTCGGACGAAAGCTTATCAATATTTTCAAAAAGCTGCTTGTATCTGCCCTGCTTTTCAAAAGCTTCCACATCAAGCGCAGTCAATTCCTTTTGGGTGTTTTGTGCTACCTGGGCAGCTTGCTGTCCATATCCGGCAGCCGCCAGTTGATTAAAGTCAGCATTGGCCTTTGTGATAATCGTGATCCTTTTCTCCTGGTAACTTTGATCCTGGAAAATCATGCCCTGCAAGTGCTTTACCTGCTGTTCTAACTCCTGCGTTT